AAAACATGCCTCAGGTGTATATTTTACAAATATCCCGCATGATATAAACAATCAGGCAACCGTTGATTATAAACAAGCAGAAGAGCGTGGATATTTTAAAGTAGACTTGCTAAATGTATCTGTATATGAGCATGTAAAATCAGAAACACACCTGGTCCATCTAATGACAACAGAGCCGCCGTGGGAGAGATTACTTGAAAAAGATTTCTGTGAAAAGCTAATTCATATTGGCAACTATTATGATATGATAAGCAAATTGCCAGAGCCAATAAACAGCATACCAAGAATGGCTATGTTTTTGGCCTTGATCCGACCAGGTAAGAAGCACCTCATTGGCAGATCATGGAAAGAGGTTGCTGAAACAATTTGGGACAAGACCGATGAAGGATTTACGTTTAAAAAAAGCCATTCCGTAAGTTACAGCCATCTTATTGTGGTTCATATGAATTTACTAAACGGGATGTGAAATGTATATTAAATTTAACGACGCCGACGTTGATCGGTCAAAAGAATACGTATTCTGGAGACAAGTCACTAATTGGCTGGTAATGGAATCTACCTCAAGTAGATCAGATCTTATTAAGAAATATCTTTACGAACAATATGGCCTTACCTTAGTCGAATATGTCGGCGACGGCAATTCATTAAAATTAAGATCAATAGACGGACCAGATGAGATGGAATCTTTCTTTAGGCTAAAATACGAAGAATTTAAATAAATCATTAGACAAAAATGACAATTATCTACTATCCGTGTTAAAATATGGTCACCACAAATGAAAATTATATTTACTAACACCCTAACACCAGATGATAATGTCAAAAGACAATTTTTAATAATGACGTTAATGCGTATTTTCAACGAGAGCGATTTCTCGTTATATGATCATGCTTTTTATGACTACCTTCTTGCTAAACATAATATACATGTTCTCTTTTCTGATAACACAACTATCAAATCAATAGAGGTAGATGACCAAACGTATACGATGTTGCTGTTAAAATATACCTAATTTTAATATAGTTTTCTAACAAGGGTTATTGAGCGACGCTTGGTTTTGCGTATAGACATTTCTTTAAGACTCAAATACGGTCCTAGTTTTATATCAACATCTTTAGAATTCAGCGTCTTTAAGGTTGGGCGAAATAATGCCCACTCAACACGCAAAAAAACGTTAATTGGCACTAGTCGATTGCTTTCCATCCACCATACTTCTGCTAACTCTAAAAATGCTAACTTTTGCTCTGGTGTCTTGAGACTTCCATAATCATATATCGTAGTAATGGTATCATCGATATTTTGAATTATGCCCACATAATCGTTGCCGCCATATGTTAGTAGTGTCATCCACGGCTTATCTGCTAATATTCTTTTAACATCATCGTCATTCATTTGTGTGCTCATAATAATATTTAGCAATTTGGCAATGGTAGAAAAGAAAAGGATAAATACATATTATGCAGCAGATGAAAACATACTTTTATCCCAATACGGTCACGGTTCAGTGTAACCCTGATCCTACTATTACGGCGAGGTGGAGAACAATGTACCAAAGACAAATTAAAATTTATAAGGGTGTTGACAATATCATACAGTTTATCTTTAAAAATAGTGATCAGAAACCAGTCAATGTGACCGGGTGGGATATCACCTTTAATATGATTTCTGATCGTGAAGGGATGTTGGTCGTATCAAAGTTGGCTACTGTTGTAAATGCCCTGGCAGGTATAGTGACAGTGTCACTAACAGAATTTGATTTAATTGATTTAGACTTGCCTTACTATAATTATGCATTGACGGTGACTGACCCAACTACTGGAATCGAACAAGTCGTTTATACAGATGAGAATTTTGAGTCAAGGGGAGAAATCCTGTTAAGGGACGGACCATACCCCGAGTTTCAACCAAGCATCATTGTTGATTTGCCAAGCAATAGCAATAGCAGTGTTACCACAAGCGGTGTAGTGGCAGATACTAACGCAATGCAACAATCGTCACATCACACATCACAATTCTTCTTTAGTAATTTCTCCGGAAACCTAACTATTCAAGGAACACTTGATTCGCTGGCATGGGTCAATAATACTGCTCCAAATCTATCATGGGGAAATATATCATCGTTGATGTATGTAAATCAGACTGCTACCGATTACTATAATTGGTCTGGAATTTATACGGCGGTTAGATTTGTTGTTTCACCAACCGACGGAAACGTCAACCCAAGTCCGGTTACACAAATACTATATCGGGCATAATATCTTTCGAAATATTTGCTTTTAGGGTAGTTGTTTCGCTATAATATTATTATGTCGTTTATATGCCCCATTACTCCTCCGTCTGTGACACCATATGTTGGTCAATCCACTCAAGGGCATTGTAACATCAAAATGGAAAGTAACGCGAATTGACAATAATATCTGACACTATTCTACAAGCATGGACGACAGGCAGAAAAACCCATCGCAGTGCCAAAGGTTGGATAACTGGTAATGCAGTCTGTTGCCCACACAACGGCGAAACCGCCGATAAACGTGGTAGAGGTGGATTAATTATCTCGGATGGAGATAATTCCGTCTCATATTCTTGCTTTAACTGCCAATACAGGGCATCATATACGCCTGGATATCCATTAAGTTATAAATTTCGCAAATTACTAAAGTGGCTCAACGTAGATGAGGCAGAAATACAGCGATTAAATATTGAGGCAAAACGTGAACAGCAAAGGCAAGAACTATTAGGTATAGTTAAGCCAGAGGTTAAAAAAGAAGAAATAAAGACATCCTTTAAGAAAGAATCACTTCCCGACGAAGCTATATCTTTCTTGGGATTGGTTGAATTTTATGAATTGTCAATGACTGACTTAGAAGTACGTTCATACCCTAATAATTTTGTTACCGCCGTAGAATACGTATCTAATCGCAAAATAGATATGCAAAAATATGAATTTTATTGGTCAGATAACACCAAATTTAAGATGAATAATCGAGTTATAATACCCTTTACTTGGAAAAATGAGATTGTTGGATACAGTGCAAGAGCATTCAATGATAATATAACGCCTAAATATATTCAGCAAGTTGACTCGGGGTATGTGTTTAATATAGATAAGCAGGGGAAAGATTGGTCAGTTGTTATTGTTTGTGAGGGCGTCTTTGATGCAATAAGCGTTGATGGGGTAGCAGTGCTTAGGGCAGACATAAATCAACAACAAATAGATATAATAGAAAGTCTGGACAGAGAAATTATAGTAGTGCCCGACTTTGATCAGTCAGGCGGAAATCTAATAGATATTGCAATTAAGAATGGATGGAGTGTAAGCTTCCCGGTGTGGTCAGAAACATGCAAAGACATAAATCAAGCAGTTATTAAATATGGAAAATTATTCACTCTGAAAACTATATTAGATGCAAAAGAAACATCAGAACTAAAGATTAAGTTAATGAAGAAGAAATATTACTAAAGGAAAATAAATGGCACAAAATAAAGTCGAAAAAGCTAAAGAATATACAGAGGATTTGCAAAAATTATTTTTGGAGATGATGCTCGATCATCCAGAAAGTTATGTTAGAGTACAGAATATATTTGATGCAAATAATTTTAATCGCTCGCTCAAAGAAGCAGCTGAGTTTATTAAAGAATATGCTGACAATTACAGGGCAATGCCTACTGTAGATCAGATTAACTCAACTCTCGGAACAACGCTAAAACCAGTCACTGGTGTCACCGAGGAACAACATGACTGGTTTTTGGTTGAGTTTGAGGGATTTAGCAAGACGAAGGCATTAGAAAGAGCAATTTTAAAGGCGGCCGACTATCTTGAAGCGGGTAACCGTGATCCTATTGAAAAACTGATCAAAGATGCAGTGCAGATAGGGTTAGTCAAGGATATTGGCACAGACTATTTTAAAGACCCGCGAGCTAGATTAATGGCGATTAAAGAAGGAAACGGACAAGTAAGCACTGGATGGACAGCGTTAGACAAAGTATTGTTTGGCGGAATGAATCGCGGAGAATTAAATATTTTTGCAGGCGGATCAGGATCAGGAAAATCTCTGTTCATGCAAAATATATCAGTTAATTGGTTTACTGCAGGACTCAATGGCATCTATTTAACACTAGAGTTGAGTGAGGGATTATGTTCTATGCGTATAGACTCAATGGTTGCTAACTGTAGCACCAAAGAAATATTCAAGAATATAGACGATGTTGAATTAAAAATCCGTATGGCAAGTAAAAAATGTGGACATTTTCAGGTTAAATATATCCCTGCCCAAAGCAACGTCAATGATATTCGTGCTTATATTCGTGAATTTCAAATTCAATCAGGCGTTAAGGTTGATTTCCTGATGGTTGACTATTTGGACCTGCTAATGCCAGCATCTGCTAAAGTTAGCCCAAATGATTTATTTGTTAAGGACAAATACGTGTCAGAAGAATTGCGTAATCTGGCTAAAGAATTAAATATTTTGTTTATTACTGCTTCACAATTAAACCGGGGAGCGGTAGATGAAGTAGAGTTTGACCATAGCCATATCTCAGGCGGTATCAGTAAGATAAACACAGCAGACAACGTATTTGGTATATTTACTTCACGGGCAATGCGTGAACGCGGCAGATATCAGCTTCAGCTGCTCAAGACACGATCAAGTTCGGGTGTGGGAAGCAAGGTTGAGTTAGATTTTAATGTAGATAGTCTTCGTATTGTAGATTCGGTCGACGAAGACGGTACTGCATCAATACCCGCAAATGTGGCAAGCAATATTTTGGGCAAAATTAAGCCAAAATCTAATGTTACTGCTCCAAGCGCCACTGAATCTGAGATTCTGGGCAAGGCGCCCGCTGGGGAAATAAATTCCTCAAGATTAAAATCAATGATTAACTCAATGAGTTCTATCAAAAAATAACTTGTGCTATTCCGAATATTCCGAATAAATAGAAATGCAATAAATACAATAACGCCGGGAGAAGCACAGTGCAGAAACGAACAAGAAGTTTACTCGATGAGTTAGATAGTTTATTGGTCCATCGAGATCGTGAAAAGTTGCTCGAAAGTCGTGCCACGCACATAATTCAAGGGTCTATAAACCTGATAAACTCTATTAGGGAGAACTATTCTCCTGAAATAGCAGAAGACCTTGAAAGACGATTAATTAACTCAATTAAGGCACAAGATACTACAAAATTCTCCCGTGGTGTACGGCGTATAGCGGAGAATAAGAATGAAGATCAATGAAATAATCACTGAAGGTTTTTGGGATTCTCTTGCAAAAAGTGCAGAGGAAAATTCTGGATATCTGGCTGGTCTTGGCGGAGAAGTTGGCCGTCATTATGGTGGCATGACACAACAACGTTTAGCTACACAACACGCCGAACGTATGGATGCAACCAAAAAAGCAGAAGACGAAGCCGAAGCGACAACTGTGCCAGCGAACGCTACACAAAACGCCGAACGTATGGATGCAATCAAAAAAGCAGAAGACGAAGCCGAAGCGACAACTGTGCCAGCGAACGCTACACCGCCGATTGCACCCGATTGGGAGCTAGAACCAACAGAACTAGTTAAAGTTGCACCCGGCCAACGATTAGATATTACGGTACCAACTGGATCTGAGTCATATCCATCTAGATATTATAAAACAGATAAGGGATGGTTTAACACAGATACCAATTATCAAGTAACACAGGCGGCGTCTATAGATAAATTAGAACAGGTTGCAGATGGACAGGCCCCTGCCGCAAAACCAAGACAGATGTCTACGACCACAGCAACTACGCCGTCGCGCAGCATAGCCCCTTTGTCGAAAGCAGAAAAGCAAGAATTGGAGAAACAGTTAAATAAACCACAAAAACCAGTCTCATATAAACCAGAACAGACAATACAGCAGCAGCCAACAGACGAATCTACCACCAACCCAAAATTTGATATTTATTCAGGGTTCAATGAATGGAAACAGGAAATTGCCGGTATGTCTGCAGGATTTGCCAAATATAAAAGAAACAACGACGGTGAAATAATTGCCAGGTATAATGGTAAAGTAATAGGGAAATGGAACGACTGGGACGGTGAGGGACACGTATTCAACAATGTTGATACTGTCACACCCCCAATCGTTAAGGAAATGGCAGAGCGTCGTCTGAAGAGGGAAATAGTTGATGAGGGACTCAATGTACCAATGGACTGGAAAAATGCAGTTAAGAAAAAGTTTGGTGATAAGTTTGTTCTCAATTTCGAAAAAGAATCTGACGGAATCATCCGGGCCTTAGGAAAGTCAAAAAGCAGAAAGAATCCAGAAGATGTTAATGTATGGAAGCATTTAGGCAAATTTGCTCAGGGTGTGGGCAGCATAAGTCCTTTCGCTATAGATATACCAAATATCTTCAAAAGAGAAGGATAAGCCAATGACAAGTACGCTCACTGAAGGCGGAAATGTGTTCCCTGATGTAACGTCTATTAAAAAAGAATACGTGCCAGGAATAATCAATGACATTCAAAAATTAATGCCAGAGGGCATTAAAATAATTCCTAACATTGGCTCGGCTGGCTTTAAGGTTGAATCAGGTGATATGGATGTATTCGTTGATGTTAATGAACTGGCTAAAGTATTTAAGGCACCAGATGAGAAATATGCTAGATTAGCATTAAAGCAGTATATTGAGAGACAGGGATATGAATGTGCTCAATCAGGCAGAAATGTTCACGTCAAAATGCCAGTGCCAAATGACAGTTTTGTACAGGTTGACGTGATGTGTGTACCAGATGCATCTAAAGTTGCGCCGTTCCATACGCATGGTCCATCCGGACAATATGAAGATCCTGCCTTTAAAGGCGGGCAGTTATTTATTCTGTATTCCAGCATCGCAAAAGCACTAAATCTAAAGTTCAGTCCGTTTGAGGGTAAATTAATTGATCGTACGACGAATAAAATAGTAGCAGACGATAAAGATACGGTCGCCAAAATATTATTGAACAAGAATGCATCAGCTGCTGATTTGGCCAACGTGAACACAATTATGAAGGCACTAGCTAACGACCCGAAGAAAGACGCAAAACTGGCTCAGGCAAGAGAAGATGCAAAGAAGGGATTGATTAATTTGCCTGAATCAGTGCAGGTAGGCGGACCAAGCTGGTTTAGACAATTATCGGGCATAGTTAATTCAAAATGAGATTTTACGATTTTGATCAGAATGTGGCAAATATTTATAGCTTAACTGAGAAATGGCTAAGAGAGATAGACACTGAAAAAACAACGGCCATACAAGAAGGCAAGTACATTCTTAGCGAATCTGATCAGAATAATATTGACGAGTGTGAAGATTTTATTAGTCGATATGTCACAGACCCAAATAACTTGACTGTGGGAAAGAAGTATTTTGCAGTCAGCTTGATGGGGCGACCATTGGCAAAATTAATTAAAATTGAATATTCTCAACAACCTTATATATATCTTGGCAAAACAAGCAATGACTTTATATTTCAAAATTTTAAAGGCCAAGATTTTCACGTTCCGGAAAATTATAAAATAGACGATTCGGGATTTGGTGTTGTGTTTTTAACAACTACCGTTTTTACCGCAGAAACGGAGTTAGATCAATTTTTATTAATGTTAAAACTACAATTTGATAAAAGATGGCATCTTGTCGAGAAACTAAAATGAGAACAAGCGAATTCATTGATAGTGTACAAGAGAGGTTACCCGCCAGGCACATGTCCTTTGAACAAAAACTGTCAGAACATCTCAAAGATACAAGATTTTGGTTTGATAAATGGGTGGACCAATATGTTGAGTCAGGTGAGGTTTCTCGAGAATCTTTAATTCTCACTGAGGTATTTAATAATGATAAAAATAAAGAAGCACAGGTAAAGGAGTTTATAGACCTGCACACTTCAAATTCCCTTGTCCCAACAGTTGGTCAATTATATGCGCCAGTTGGTTTTGTATTAAATGCACCGTTACAACGGTTGCAAATCATAACAAGTACTACAGAGATTAAGTTAGTGAGAATTGCCTCTATTAGAGAATATATATTTGATTGCAACGGAGAAATTCAAGCATTTCCATATAAACACATAAGTAATTATTCAATGGGGGCAACATTTTTTTATTCTACTGGCGCCGAAGCACAACAAATGATAGTGCCTATTATCCTTGCATTGAAAGAACCCAGCTGGGGAGTAGAACAAATAATTATTCAACGAGACGGGACAAGAGAACTAAAATGAGAGCTAAAGAATTTATTATAGAAAACAAAAAACCAACAGTTAAACTGAATGAGGTTGGTATTGCACATGCGGAAGATTTGGTGTTTTTTGAAGGATCTTCAGGTGCATTACGCGCATTAAATAATTTGAAAAATTTACCAAAGCAAAAAGACGAAGTGCTGACAATCAAATGGGATGGTCAGGTTGCTCTGTTTGCGGGCAGAGATGAACACGGTGTCTTTATTATGACCGACATGGCAGGGTGGACTGCTAAAGGATACAATGGTCTGTATAAGTCATCAAACGAATTTATCAAGCAAAAACAATCAAAGGGTGGTAACCCAGAATTTTTAG